ACCAATTAAATTTAAATAGGAATGTTCAATTGTGGTTAGAAGATTGTTCAAAACGTATGTATGAAGTATTTAATGAAACCAATTTTAACACAGAAGTACACGAAATGTATCTTGATCTTGTTACTATTGGAACAGGTGCATTATTTGTAGAAGAAGGCAATGGTGGTTTTGAAAAAAACAATATTCATTTTAATACAATGCATATTGCAGAATACTATATTCAAGAAAATGTTTCTGGATATATAGATACCCTTTATAGAAAATATAAATTATCTGCTAGACAAGCTATTCAGGAATTTGGTGAAAAAAATGTAGGAGAAAAAGTATTACAAGCTGCAAAAGACAAACCAGATAAAGAATTTAATTTTATTCATGCAGTTGAACCACTTGAAGATTATGAAAGAGCATTAGGTAAGGGAGCTACTAAACTACCATTTCATTCATGTCATGTATGTGAAGAAGATAAAATGACTGTTAGAGCAGGAGGGTATAATGAATTCCCTTATCTTGTACCTAGATGGTCTAAAGCAACAGGTGAAATATTTGGACGTTCACCATCTTACAATGCTTTACCTGATATTAAAACATTAAACAAAGCTGTAGAAATTGGACTTAAAGCATGGGCAAAAGCTATTGATCCACCACTATTAGTACAAGACGATGGTGTTATTGGTAAAGTAAGAATGACACCTGGTGGTATAACAGTAGTAAGAAGTGATGCAGCAATTAAACCTTTACAAATAGCATCCAATTGGCAAGTAACAGATATGAAAGAAAATCAATTAAGAACTGCAATACGTCAAGCATATTATTCTGACCAATTGCAATTACAAGATGGGCCTCAAATGACAGCTACAGAAGTACAAGTAAGATATGAATTAATGCAAAGACTTCTTGGACCTACACTTGGTAGATTCCAATCAGAGTTTTTAAATCCTTTAATAGAAAGAGTATTTAACATTATGTTTAGAGCAAATGCTTTTTTACCTGCACCTGAAGCAATAGAGGGAGAAGGATTACAAGTTGAATTTATAGGACCTTTAGCTCGTTCACAAAGAATGGAAGAAGCAGTTGCTGTAGAAAGATTATATCAATTAGGTATGCAATTAGCACAAGCAGATCCAGGTGTTTTAGATTTATTTGACAACGATACAGCAATTAGACTAAGAGCCGAGTTGTTAGGAGTTCCTAAAACTGTACTTCGTGGACCAGACGAAGTAGCACAAATAAGAAAACAAAGAGCAGAACAACAACAAATGCAACAACAAGCTGAAGCAATGCAACAACAAAGTGAAATGGGTATGTCGCAAGCTAAAACAATGACAGAAATGAATCAACCTGAAAATCAAGAAGTTATGGAAGAAGCAATGAATCAAGTTCAATCTTTAGAAGAGGATACTGAAGAATGATAGATGATATTGATAAGCAATTAAAACAATTACAAGGAGATTATGAAACCACTTTTAATACAAAAGAGGGCGAAAGAGTTTTAGCTGATTTAGAATCAGCTTATTATAATAGGATATCTTTTTCAAAAGATCCCTATGAAACTGCTTTTAACGAAGGTAACAGGGCAGTTATTGTCAGAATAAAAAATCTAATAACCAGGAGGAATAAATAATGTCTGACGAACAAATGACCACCGAATCACAAGACAACCCAGAAGTAACTGAACAAACTACTAATTCAGTTCTTGGGTCTAGTACAGTAGGTGACAATCAAAACTGGAGGGATACCTTACCCGAAGAATTGAAGAATGATCCTACTTTACAAAATTTAAACGATGTTGAATCACTTGCAAAGACAGTAATTCATCAACAAAAAATGATAGGTAGTAGAATACCTATGCCTAAAAACGATGAAGAAAAGGCAGAACTTTATGGCAAACTAGGTAGACCAGAAGAAGCTAGTAAGTATGAAGTTGAAATTCCTGAAACACATCAACAATATTTTCAAGACGAATCAATGAATGAGTTTAAAAATGTAGCTCATAAAATTGGTTTAAATAATGAGCAAGTAAAAGCTCTTATGGATTTTCAAATTGCTGAAATTAATCATCAAGTAGAAGGTCAAGGAGCTAATCTTAATGTGCAACGTGAAGAAGTAGAATCAAGCCTTAAACAAGAATGGGGTTTTGACTACGATAAAAACGTAAGGGCAGCACAAAGAGCTTTGCAAGTATATGGCGATGAAGATGTTCTTGAACTTATGAATACAGAGGCAGGTAACCATCCAGCATTAATTAGAATGTTTGCCAAACTTGGTGGAGAAGTAACAGAAGATATGGCTAAAAATACACAAAATAATAGATTGGCAGTATCTCCTCTGGATGCAAAACAAGAAATCTCACAAGTTATGAATGACAACAAGCATCCATATTTTGATCCAAATCATAGAGAACATAAAGAAGCTGTTGAGAAAATGCGACAACTACACGAAAAAGCATTTGGCAATAGTTAATTTTTTATGATATAATTTGCGTACCAAGTTCGCCCTATTAGGATAACGAATCGGTTAGCTGTGATGGCTATTATAAAATCCGACTGACAGTATCGTATACTGTAAGGTTTCCCGTTTTTAGGATAAAGACCGATTGAAGAAAATTATTTTAAAGGAGGACTAAATTATGTCAGTACAAATAACTACAGCTTTTGTCGAACAATATAAAAGTAATGTACTTCATTTGGCACAACAAAAAGGTTCAAGATTAAGAGATGCCGTTAAATCAGAAACAGTAACTGGTAAGGCACATTTCTTCGAAAGAATCGGCTCTGTTGCAGCAGAATTAAGAACTTCCCGTCATTCTGATACTCCTCGTATGGATACACCACATTCCAGACGTAAAGTATCATTAGATGATTATGACTGGGCAGACTTAATTGATAATGAAGATAAAGTAAGAATGCTTATATCCCCAACATCAGATTATGCACAAGCAGGTGCATGGGCTATGGGTAGAGCAATGGATGATGCAATTATTACAGCAGCTACAGGCTCTGCGTTAGGTGGAGTAGCTGGTGGTACATCAATCGCATTACCATCTGGAAATAAAGTAGTACATGGTAGTACAGGGTTAAACCTTGCAAAACTATTATCTGCTAAAGAAATCATCGATGCTGGTGATGTAGATCCAGAAGAAGAAAGATTTGTTATATGTTCAGCAGGTCAATTAACAGACTTATTAAACGTAGAACAAGTAACATCTTCTGATTACGCCACAGTTAAAGCGTTGGCACAAGGTGAAATTGATACTTACCTTGGATTCAAATTTATCCGTTCACAAAGATTGGGAACAGATAGTGATGGAAACAGACAAGTATTAGCATTTTGTAAATCAGCTATTGGCCTTGCTTTGGGTGCAGATATTTCAACAAAAATTTCCGAAAGAGCAGATAAAAATTATGCAACACAAGTATTTTTATCTATGTCAATCGGTGCAACTCGTATCGAAGAAGAAAAATTAGTTGAAATAGCGTGTACGGAATAAGTATATGCAAATAAAAATTAGTCAAAGGAGGACATTAACATGGCCGTAACAACACAAAACAGCACGGAGTACACTAATTCGATAGCTACTCCCCTAGTAACAACTGATACTGTCACTGCGAAAGGTAAGCTAAGAAGTTTAGCTTTTACATTTGACCAGGATGGCGTTGGAGATGCAGGTTCATTTGTTGTCATTGGAAAACTACCACCAGGTAGGGTAAAAATCATAGGAGGTTTGTCTCAATTTTATTGTAACTTCACTGCAGGTTCGCAAACAATAGATATTGGTTGGCAAGCATACGAAGATTTAGATGGCACAGCAGTAGCACTTGATGTTGATGGAATGGTAGACGGGTTAGACGTAGATGCCGTTGGTTATTTCACAATGCAAGGTAATACTGCAGCAACTAAATTGCTCGGTGGAAACCACACATTTACTAGTAAAGCAGGAGTCGTTATTACTGTTAAAGCAATCGGTGCTTTAGCAGATGGTGACGATTTAGCTGGTGTAATCACTTACATCGTAGACTAAATCTACAACATCGTAGAGGTAGCGTATTGAATTATGCTACCTCTACAAGTAAAATAATATTATGGCAACAGAAGTATCAATATGTTCAAACGCACTTAGAAAATTAGGAGATGATCCTATTACTTCTCTTACTGATGATACAGAAAGAGCAAGACTTTGTAATGCTTTTTATGAACCAGCTAGAGATTCTTTATTAAGATCACACCCTTGGAATTTTGCAATAACTAGAGCTGCTCTTACCCAGTTGTCAACAACACCTGCGTATGGGTTTTCTTACCAATATGCATTACCTACAGACCCTTATTGTTTAAGAGTCTTAGAAATGGAATACCAAGATTATATATTTAAGATAGAGAATTTAGCTACCGAAGGTAGAGTTTTATTAACAGACGAAAGTACAGCAAAAATATTATACATAGCAAGAATTACTGATACAAATATTTTTGATTCTTTATTTGTAGATTGTTTAACATACCACCTTGCAGTAAAACTTGCTTATCCAGTAACTAATTCAGCATCACTACAAGCACAGATGCAACAACTTTATGGTTTAAAACTTTCTGAAGCACGAAGTGTAGATGGACAAGAAGGGTTTATCGATGGCCTTGTTTCAGATACATTTACGGACTTTAGAAAATAATGGCAAAAACAGCAACTTCAACAGTAGTACATCCTTTTCAAACCAATTTTACAGCAGGTGAATTATCACCAAAACTAGCTGGACATATCAATTTTGATAAATACGCAAATGGTCTTGAAATTTTAGAGAATATGACTGTGTTTCCACAAGGTGGAGCAACACGAAGAAGTGGTACTAGATTTGTATGTGAAGTAAAAGATTCTTCAAAAATAACTAGATTAATACCTTTTGAATTTAGTGTAACACAATCGTATGTTCTGGAGTTTGGAAATTTATATATAAGATTTTACAAAGACAATGGTCAAATAGTAGAAGCTGATAAAACAATAACAGCTATTACAAAGGCAAACCCAGCAGTAGTAACTGCAACAAGTCATGGATATAGTAATGGCGACCATGTATGGATTAATACTGTCGCTGGAATGACAGAGGTAAATGGAAGAAGATATGTTGTAGCAGGTGTAACAACACATACTTTTCAATTAGCAGGTGTAAATTCTAGCAATTACACTACATATGGTTCAGGTGGCGATGCACAAAAAGTTTATGAAATAGCTACACCATATTTAGAAGCACAAATATTTGATTTAAAATTTACTCAATCAGCAGATATTATGTATATAGTGCATCCATTACATGAACCTGAAAAATTATCAAGAACAGCACATACAACTTGGACACTTGCAGATGCAGATTTTGGAGATAGTGGTCCATATTTAAATGTAAACGACCCATTTAATGCCGACCATGGTGACACTACTATGACTCCACAACAAGCTGGAGTAGCTACAGGAAAAACCATAACTTTAAATCAAGTAAATGGAATAAATGGTGGATTAGGATGGCAAGAAACAGATATTGGAAGAATAGTTAAATTTAATACTGCAGGTGCAGCTTTAATTACAGATATAACAAGTACAACAATAGCTGTTGCTACAATTACAACAGCATTTCCTAATGCAGATGCAAGAACAGATTGGCAATTAGGAACTTGGTCAGACTCAACAGGATGGCCACAAACTGTATCTTTTTTTGAACAACGATTAATTTTTGGTGGTTCAACAACGTATCCTCAAACTATATGGGCATCAGAATCTGGCAATTATGAAGGTTTTGATGTAGGAGATGCTAGTGCAGGAGATGCATTTATATATACTATTGCATCAAATCGAGTTAATTTAATTAGATGGTTAGCACCTATTAGAGATTTAATGGTAGGAACAGCAGGTGGTGAATTTAGAGTAGATAGGCCTGTTGGTGAGCCTTTAACTCCTACCAATGTAAGCATTAAACAAGAAACTACATATGGGGTATATCCATCACAACCTATGCAAATTGGACCTAGTGTTTTATTTGTGCAAAGACAACAACGTAGAGTAAGAGAACTAGGATATAGTTTTACAAACGATGCATATGTTGCTCCAGATCTAACATTACTTGCAGAACATATAACAGAAGGTGGCGTAATAGATGTTGATTGGGCACAAGAACCAGATCAAATATATTGGGCAGTTAGAACAGATGGCACGTTATTAGGAATGACTTACCAAAGAGAACAAGATGTTATTGCTTGGCATAGACATATTATAGGTGGTAAAGCAGCAAATTGCACAATTACAGTTACAGATTACGCCAACATACAAACAGGTAGTAAATTAACATTTACCAAAAGAGATGCTACAACAACTATATTTACATCTACTACAGGTACAGCAGGAACAGATGAATTTAAATCAGAAACAAGCAATAATGCAACAGCTACTAATTTACAAACAACTATAAATGGTCATGCAGATTTTACTGCAACAGTAGCTTCTAATGTTGTTACAATTACAGAAACAGTACCAGCAGCAATAGGTTATTTAACAGTTAAAAGTCAAGACGTTGTTCGACTTGCAAAAGTAAATGAAAGTCAAGCAAAAGTAAAAGCAATAACATCTATAACAGAAACAACAGAAAATCAAGTATGGGTTGTTGTTGAAAGAGTTGTAGGTGGAGCAACAGTGCAACACGTTGAATATCTTGATAATACAATAAATCAAGATTCTGCTTTGTCAGGAACTGTTACAGGATCATCAACAACAGTAACAAGTCTTGACCATTTAGAAGGAGAAACAGTACAAATATTAATAGATGATGCTGTATATCCTAAACAAATAGTTACAAATGGTGCAATTACAGTAAGTTTACCAAGTACCTTTGCTAGTAAAACAATAAAAATAGGATTAGGGTATAATTCTAAACTTAAAACTTTAAACGTAGAAGCAGGTGCATCAGCAGGTTCTGTAGCACAAGCTAGAAAAAAAAGGTATAATGAAGTTATTGTAAGATTTTTTGAAACAGTAGGTGGAACTATTAATGGCGACCAAATACCATTCAGAACTTCAGCAGATGAAATGGGTGCACCAATACCAGCATTTACTGGCGATAAAAAAGTAACAAATTTAGGATGGGATAGAGAAGGTAAAATAACTATAGAACAAACACAACCATTGCCTATGACTATTCTTGGTATAACGGGAACAATTAAAACAAGTGGATAAAATAACTCAACAAAGAATAAAAGAAGCAAAACAACTATTAGAACAGTATGCACCTAAAGGTGAATTTTTAGCTTATATAAATGAGAAAGAAGCTAGAATCTTAAAAGCATATGGTGGTGCTGGTATACCAATTAAACAAACAAATATACCATCATTTTTTCCTTGGGTAGCTGCAGCAATAGGAATTAGTACATTATTTTCTTTTATGCAATCAAGAGCCACGGCTAGTAATATAAAAAAAGCTGCTAGTTATGATAAGAAAATAGCAAATGCAAAAGCTAGACAACAAAATATAATAGCAGCAAAAAGAGCACAATTATTTGCAAGTGAAGCACTTGCAAGACAAGGACAAAGTGGAAATGTTGTAGGCCAAGGTAGTAATGCTACAATCTTGCTAACTATGAAAAAAAATTCTGATGAATTAAAAGCTAATATTAATCAAGGTCTTTTATATGACATAGGGGGAATAGATAATCAATTAATGGGTTCGTTGGCACAAAATAGTTATTCAATGTATGGTGGTTTATTAAGTGGAGGAACAAGTATGTATGGAGCTTACCAAAATTATACACTTAGAAAATCATTAATGAGTGAAAACAAGAGTAAAGAGAAAAAATAATGACTATTGAAATAAAAGGTTTAGACCCATCAGCAGGTGTTGTTGGACGTAGAAAAAGAATAACAGCAAGTGGTGTTGGCACAGGAGCTCTTGGAAGAGGAGATGCGTCACCTCTGCCAACGACTATAGGAAAAGGTAATAACTTAGAAATAGCATCAGCACTAGGGCAAGCAGATATACCAGCATTAGTTACAGACGCTCTTGTAAAAATTGACAATCTAAACACTAATACAGCAATAGCATTTGATAAAATTAATTATCAAAATGAAGCAGGTAAATTTACTGAAAACCAGTT